CCAGATTGGGTAGAAGTGAAGACCGATTGCGTTAGATGACGGGACGATTGCCCCAGAGATGATGTTGTTTCCATAGAGTAATGCTCCTGAGACAGGCTCACGAATACCATCTATGTCAACGGGAGGAGCAGCTACAAACGCAATTAAAAATGCTGTAGTTGCGGTTAAAAGTGCAGGGATCATAAGTACCCCAAACCACCCCACGTAGAGGCGGTTGTTTGTACTCGTAACCCAGTCACATAAACTATCCCAGTTGCTATTTGGTCTTGTTAGTGTGGCTGTTGTCATTAAAAAAAGTAAGGGTTAAAAGATTCCAGGAATGATTTGTCCTGTGGTGACATAAGCACCGATGGCCGCCCAGAATCCTACCATAGCCCAACGGCCATTTTGGATTTCTGCGTTTTCGTTGTCCATAGTTAATACTTGTACTTGTGGTTCTGTAGCGAAAATGTTTTGTTTACCGTATTCGGTAGTGACCATTTGAAAAAATGATAAGTGATCATGGCGGTGACGATGAACTGTTCGGGCCGCCAGTCTACTTACTTCTTAGGTGGTCTTCCTTTCTTTGTACCGTAGGTACCTTTTCCTTTAGGCATGGTTATTTATATTGATCAAGGATCTTTTGTTTTTTCTTAGCAGTATCTGTAATGGTTTTCCAGTTCTTACCAAACTCAGCTACCATTGTACCAAAGTTATTAGTCTTAGATTTTTTATCAGCCATTATACTTTAAGGTTAGATAGTTCTAGTTTGCGACGCACATCATCACGATATGCTTCGTCTGTATCATACAATGGATTGCCCATATCCCTTACCACTTCAGCCATACTTCTATATGTCTCAGTTGGTTTAGAGGCTTTACCTTGTATCAAGTTGGAGTCACGTCCAACAGCATCTTCATATTGTCCCATAAGTGCTTTAACTGCAAAAGTTACTGCTGGTTTGTTAGCTGTTGCTATGACATCATCAAAGTTCTTAGCATCTTCATCTGAAAGATTATCAGTAGCCCAACTCATGAGCTGTTCGTAACCATCTTTACCACCAGCAATAGAATGTATTGAGGCGACTTCAGCATCACTAAGTACAGAAGGTTCAGCAGCTGTTTCATAACCAGCTTCTGTTCTAACACCTTGTAAGTATGAGTCTACCATAGTTTTAGAAAGACCAGCCTTACCGAGTGTCTCATACATATCTTCAGAAAGAGTACCATTATTCTCCATGAAATACTCATTCATTTTGAATGGGTCTATCTCATTCTCACTGAAAACATTACCTATCTTATCTCCATACAGTTCATTGACAGTATCATAATTAACACTACCATCTTCTGAATAGAAATCCTCTTGAGTAATTTCAGTTTGAGGTTCTTCCTGAGTCTCTTCTTTATTTAAAGATAAATCAGAATCATCTTTCTCTTGTTTACCAAGCTTACCTTCTAATTCTTTGTAAGCTTTCTCTAAATCTTCTGTTGTTTTATATTTACCAGCAAGGAGATTCTCTTGCTCTTCAACCATTTTCTCACCAACAGCGAGATTCTCTGCATCACGTGCTTCATTAGCTTCGTCAATTAGAGAATCTTGTGTTGGATCGTAGGTGAATGTTTGTGTTTCAGTTGCCATTTAATTAAGGGGTTGGTGCGGGTGCTGCTCCTTCAGGTGCTTGCTGACCTGTAGCCATAGCCATCATTCCTGGGAGAGCTTCCATAACTTCAGGGTTTTTACTTGGGTCCATTAATGGAGTACCAGCTAGTTGTCCAGCTTGTCCCATTAAGTTCTGTTGCATAGCTTGTTGCTCTGCTTGTTGTCTCTCTTGTTGTAACTCTTCCATAGACTTAACAAGATTAAGTACATCAATACCCTGAGCAGCTGCCAACCTCTTGATAGCTTCATCTGGATTAATGTATTGCTGTAAAGCTTCTGGTCCCATTGTCTGAGCAATGGTAGTTACAAATTGAACAAGTGCATCTCTGTCTTGTCCACGTCCTAATGCATTTATACCTGCAACAATAGTAGGATTAACTACATTCTTAGGTATCTTAGGTATCTTCTTAGCTAAAGTAAGGGAGTGCATCTTACGATTCAAGTATGGTATTAGAAACTCAACCGTTAGTAAACTAAATAGTCCACCCAACTGTTGCTCTAATTCCATCTGTGTCATACGAACTTCCTCTGCGGTAGTTCTTTCTGATTGTCTGACATTTAGAATAAGGAAAGCTTCACTTAATCTTTTTTCTAATACATTAACTAATTCAAATGCTGTTCTGAAATCAGCTGTTTTACCTACTTGGATCACACCTATATCATCTGGTCTACCTTGAATGATAGCACCATTACCTGCGTTTGCAAGTGTTCCTGGTTTGGTTACTGAACTAGGTGATACTGTAAAGACAACCTTTGCTGCTGCTGCTGAACCTTCAACAAGAGATTGCATCAATGCTTCTAATGATTTTAGATCACCAAGAAACTCTTCAACTCTTGAACGTCCATAGTCTTCACCATCTACTGTAACAAAACGTAGAGGTAAGAAAGGATTCTTATCTTTAGGAGCTTTACCTTCACTACCTGGGATAAGTATATCATGCACCTCTTGATGCCAGTACCATCCTTTAGCTCCTAGTTTGACACAAGTATATACATCAACATTTTTATCAGTATTGTTTGTGTCATCATCAACAACTGAATCATCATTTAATTCAATCGGTATTAAATCTCTACTAACTTTTTCCTTCGTAACAATTTCTATAACGTCACCATTACCATCTCGCTCTACAACATAACGGTTTAAAGGATACATTTTCATGCCCTGTTTACCCATATATAATAAAGCATTACCAGTAACAACAAGATGTTTTATAGCTGAAAAGATTTGAACTCTATCAGTTGATGCTGCAATAGCATCCATAATCTGACGTTCAATCTTCGCAAAGCTTAAGTCCATCTCGCTCTTTGCTTCGGGTGGTATTTCAATTCCTAACTTAGAGTCATCTAACTGGAGTTTGAAAAAACTTGTGGAGGGTGGGAGTAATCCTAGCATTAATTTAGATGCTAGTGTGACTACTCCTTTAGCTCCAACTGATTGCCAAGGTGTTTTAAATTGAGCATAAGCAGGTGGCTTATCATTCCTCATCAGTAGAGTTGGAATTGTTAATTCAGAACACTCATAAGCAACATTAAGAAATTGTTCACGGTCTGTAGATAATTTATTGTACCTTTGCCGTGCGTTTTTCATTATGTTTTCTTAGTAGTTCCTGCTGTAGTAGCTGTACCAGTACCAGTGTTAACACCTTGAGGTGTTCCTGTACCTTGTACCCCACCTGTTTCAGGTTTCTTAATTTGTAACTGAGAAGTACCTGCTGAAACTTTCTTCTTCTGTACTTTCTTAGAAGTGATCTTAGCTTTACGCTTAGTTTCATCTTCTTGTGGAGCAGGAGTTGGTGCAGATGGTGGCTCGATAGGAGCTGTTACAGTTGCAGCTGGTGGTGGTGGTGGAGTCGGTGCTACTGGGGTAGGTGGTGGAGCAGGTTGTCTATTCCCGCCGCCAAAGATGCTATTTATTAAGCTTCCGCACATAATCTTATTCCGATAGGTTTTGTTTAAGTAATCTGATAATAGATATTTGTCCTGCCCTATAAGCTATCTCCTTATCGGAAAGATTATGGTCAGGGAATTTGTCGGGAAACTGTTGGTCAAGGTCATCAAGTAAACGCTCTAGGCTACCCCAGTTAAGCGTACTTTGGGAGGTTTGTATTTGCATGTTCAAAAAATGCAGGCATACGAGCGTTCTTAGTCTGAGAAAGCTCTGGTGCTTTGCCTTCGTACATTAGCCGATCACTAGAATCGGTCCAAAATTTTCTGTCTAAATATTTGTCCTCAGTATTTCTACCTAGTGGTTCCATTATCCATTGTATTGTAGCCTTCCTAAGTTTATCTAAGGATGGACTCCAAGTAAGCCCAAGCTCACTACATACTAATGAATTACATGCCACGTGAATCTGTTCGTCCCTTGAGATATCTGCTGAAACGGTCCTTAAACCAGCATCACCATTGAATCTATTGAATGGAAGTAGAACAAAAAATATAGCACGTTCAGCTACCAAGGCTTTGACAACCGTGTGGTCAGGATGGGATACCCATGCGTCCCGTAGTCTAAGTGCTTCTTTCTCAGCTTTTTCGTCAACACCAAGAGCGTTGGCAATGTAACCGAGAGCAAGGTCATGGTTATCTTCATCTTTGACATTAGAGATTAGTAGTTTTCTAGCTGATTCGGGAACAGCTTTTTCAAGCCCCTCCGTAATAAAGGAACCAACTGGTAACTCCAAACAACGTACTGCGAGAGCACGGTAGATGGCCTCTTCAGAACCTTCACGGAGTTTACCTGCTGTGGTCTGAACGGGGGACCACTTTCTTTTACGTTCAAATAGTTTATCATATGGTGTTTTCATTCTTGACAATCACAATTAGGGGTTTCTGATAAAATCCCTTCTAAGTAATCATTGACTTCTGTTTCATCCAATGCAGCATATGCGCTGCTCTTGTCTTGCACGTCACCCATTACCTGAAGGCTGTAGTACAAGGAGGTTTGAGGCGATGCCAACCACTCTTCCACGAACTGATCGTCGTAGGCTACCACATCTGACCATGAGTTAAATGAGTATCCGTGAAGAAGTCCTGTATTATTTAATAACGTCATGAAGCCATCTGCTACACGCTTGTATGCGTCCCAGCCTACTTCACTGGCAATCTCTACGTTGCCATAGTCATAACTTTGTACTCCAAATGTACGACTTATTGGAGGTGCTATTTCTGGACAAGCGGTGTACCCATCTAAGTCCTTACTCCTGTAAGAACAGGATGCAGTAGGAGCTATAGCAAAAGCTCTTACCATATTATTATTTCTTGCAACTGTTGTTGCTTGGTGAACACCTAGCTTTAATTCGTAAGCTAATCTTTCTGCAGGAGTCACAATAGATCCTCCTTCATTAACTACACTAAGTGCTCTACCAAATTTCTCATAAGTTATACCTTCTCTTCTTAGAAGGTTAGCTAGTCCAAGGAATCCAAGTCCGACTTGGCGATCCGTTTCGGACGGGAGGTATTCGCCAGTTGATCCAACACCTGTCTTCCCATGTAGTTCGCACAGTTCGGACATACCTCTAACACAAGCTCCTTGAATGTCGCTGACATTACAGGCTGACAAATTAATGTGCTGAAGGAGGCACGTTCCACGTGAGGGCAGGTAAACTTCCAAGCATACATTGCCCCAGATCCGTTGCCCTGACTGGTCGTACTTGATTTTGTTGAGCCAGATATCTCCTGATTTAATTCCATAAATTAATGCCTCTCGTGTGAGCGAATCAGTATTTTTCCACTTTTCGTCGTCAAGATTGACGCACCTTTTGATCCATGGTAACTCGTGTCTAGGAGTTGTAATAAAATCAATGATATCGGCATGGTCAATGTCACAATGAGCAACAATAGCCCCGTTCTTATAGACCCCGCCTCTTCTGAGTGTTTCATTTAATACTGAGTAAATTTTTGCAAAGCTGACTGGGCCGCTAGCAACCAAGCCTTTGCCATTTTCAGTTCCTTTTGATCGTAACTTGGATAGGTGGATTGCAACTCCTGCTCCGTATCTGAGAGCATGTGAAGCAAAACGCCAAGACGCTTCGATGCCATTTTCTCCCTCCATCGAGTCTTCAACCACGAATACAGTGCAGCTGACAGGGAGACGGCCATCAGGATTATCAATCCAATTTTGTACTCGACCTGTACGGGCGATAACATTTGCAGTCATTAAACTAAATTTTCTAAATTGGGTGGTGCATAGTTTGGTCCTTTAAGAACCTTGCCATCTTCTCGGTAGATAGGCTTACCGTTTTTATCTAACTTAGACATATTACTTTCATGTACTCTATGTAATGCCTCATCTAAATCCCACTCCATATTAGCAGCGTATTGATAACAAACATAAACTAGATCAGCAAGTTCTTTTAAACATTCAGCTCTGAGTGTAGGGTTATCTCTAAATAACATACCTTCAGCTTCTAAAAACTCTTTAAACTCTTCGATCATTAAATCCTTTTGTTTAGTCCGAGGTGCACGACCCCTCGAATTGCCAATCGAGTAAGTCTGTCGGAACTCCTCCGCTTGTTGGCTGAGGAATGTCTTGTGTATGTCTGGGGTTATTGTCAGAGACATGTGATAGTTCTTTGGCTAAATAGTGGATAGCTTTTTGAAGATCCTTTTTAGGATCATCTTTGTAACCTGCTCGGCAAATGTATTTAATAGCATTACCGAGAAAGTAGTTTAAGTCTTGGTCTTTAATAAAATCCCAGACTTCTATGTTACCCCGTTTATAATACTGGGGTCCATAGGATTGGCTCTTGGCGGTCATAATCGTAGTCAGTGTGTTGTAGAATCTTAGCTAAACGTGCGTTGAGTAGAGCGTCGTCGTCTGATAACCCTCTTTCTTTATAAGCCTGACAAATAGCTTCCCATTTGTTCTCATGCTTATTGAGCAACTCGGTTGCACGTTTCACACCAATTCCAGGGCAGCCAGGGTATCCGTCTGTTGGATCTCCAGCTAGCGATTGAATTAGATGCCACATATCACCGTCTTCTTTTGTAATCTCTTCGACATCACCCTTCATGTCCCACAGGACTCCAGGAATCTGTCTCATATCTTTGTCTGGACTGACGATAATTGTTTCTTTATCTGGATACTTCGTTGCATCCATTCCTAAAGCATCGTCTGCCTCCAAACCATCTCGGAGGACAAATCTGTATTTATCTTGGCAGTGGTTGACAAGTCTTTTATATCCTAGAGGCTTACGCCTATTTCGATGTCCTTTGTAATCAGCAGAAATTTTCTTTCTAAAATTTTGAGGACTTGAAAAGTATAATATAAACTCATCATCAAACATAGCGGTTGTGACTTTCTTTAACTCACGCTCAAATATTTTAAGAACATTACTAAAATTGGATTGAGCAACAATGACATCATCTCCAAAATCAATACCCTCTTCACATGCTTGAGCTGCTTTATAAGCTAAAAAGTCTGTGTCAATTAATAACATTAGTGTACTTCTGACCAGTTGTTACCGATATTTGCATCAGCTTCAATGACCAGTCTTAGGTTGTAATACTCACCAGCTTCCATAGCTGATAGTTTGCATACACCAGCGACTTGATCCGCTGATGATGGTGGTGCTCCTAATACTTGTTCGTCATGGACAAATGCATATCGTGCATGTTCTATGCCGTACTGAGTAAGAGTATTGTTAGTGATTAATATCCACCGTTTTGCGAGAACTCCTGCTGATCCTTGAAGTAAAAAGTTTAAAGCCTTGTGAGGCTTATCAACACTAAGGATTCGACCATCAATAGCACGTATGCTACCTGTATCTTCAACCCTCTTAGCTACATCAGTCACAAGTTTCTCAAGTCCAGGAATCGCATCAAGATAAGCCTTGCGTATTTCTGCCCCTTTCTTAGATGCTTTATCCTTAGATAGCATAGGGTCATACGATAAGCCTATTTTCTGGTTTCCAGCCCCATACAAAAATGCATAAGTTACAGTCTTGACGAGCCTTCTTGAAATGCCAATCTTGTCAGCATTTTCTTGGTGAATATCTCCGTTGAGTAATACATCTGCATATCTACCACCGTCATATCTATGAAGGTAATGTGCAAACATTCTTAACTCAATACCTGCAAGGTCACTATCTACTAGCTTCCATCCAGGTTTAGTAATGAACAACTCTCGACAATCCTTATCACTACTGACTTGTGCCAGATTCGGATGCGAGTGAGCCATTCGGTGCGTGGCAGCCCCTATAAAACAGGAGTGGTGAAGTCTGCCATTCTTGACCAACTTCAACCATGCGTTCTGTCCTTGTGACAGCATCCCTAACTTCTTCTGTGTTACCAGAATTTCAAGGAATATTAACGCTTCTTTTGAACCTATCTCTTTAAGTACAGTCTCATCAATGACTGCCTTACCAGTAGGTGTTAGTTTGTTAGGTTCCCAACCTTGAAAGGTTTTGAACCACCAAGCAATATGCTCACGACTACTAGGATTAAAATCCTTTAAGCGTTGCATTGGGGCATCTTTAATATACCCTTGCTTTTTATTATCCCTTTTAGGAATAAATATATTTCCAGGGACAAATGTACAAACCGTTTCAGTAGCAACTCGTAGTTCCTCTAATCGGTTTAATAATTTGTTCTCTAGTTCCTGAGCTTTCTGTATATCGAAAGGCCAACCAGTTCTTTTCTGGTCTTGCATCACCTCAGCTAATTGGTGCTCTAAGATGACGGGTTCAGGTATTTTTGGAAATGCTTCCATAGTTTTACT